CATCTCTTGGCCCATAGCCTGCATCTGCTGTTCAGCAGCTTGAAGCGCCGGAGACTTGTCGTCCGTCTCCAAAAGCTTGGGGTCAATGGTCTTGGCAAACCTCTGGGACATTTCCTGCGCGCCAGGCCAATCCATGTTCTTGATGAACAAATCGCCTGCAACTGCCCAGAGTGCCGGGTTGCCCTGAAGAAGCTGCGACATAGAGTCAAGAGCTTCCTGACGCTTGGTCATGTAGCTTGGCCCCGTCGTGACGCACACATCATACTTTCCAACGCTGGGGTTGTAAATCTTTTCAATGATGATGTTGGGGTTTTCGGGGCTAACAATCTTCTTGACCGGCTCTTGCTGAGTTGGGTCAATCTTAGCCATATCCGTCTCACCGTCGATGCCGATGATGCGGGCAATGCGCTGGGTGTCGTAGATCTTAGGGATCATGTCTACGATCTGGCGCGTCGTGTAGCGGATGGCGCGGGCAAGGTTGTCAACGTAGTGATATGTGCCTGTATCGCCTTGTTTTTCGCGAGCCAAAATAGCCCGTCCCGACCGTTCGTTGCTGGTCGCGCCAAGGCTACTGTCGTATTGACCAGTGGTCGCTTTGATGTCGTCAGACGCGCCCGCTTTAGCCTGAATGAGCCCCACTTGAGCCATTGGAGGCGGCGACCGCTGCGGAAGCGGCAAAACAGCGCCAGCACCGTCCGTAACGTCAGGGTTGACTTCCAGATAGGGCCAATTGTTAACGTTTGCGGTCTTCCACTGCTGCTCATACCCTTCAAACTGGCCTCCATAACCGATAAAGGGCGCTTTGGGGGCCAAAGCCAGCATTTCGGTCTCGGCGGACACCCAATAGTTGTACATCCGCTGGGCGTCTTTGGCGTTTCGCACCAATCCAGACACGAAAAGACGGCCATCAACTTCAAATTCGTTGCCAACAACGCGGATAACCGGAATCCACTGACCCGCCCAATCGTTTTCCTCCAGCATTTCGTAGCCGTTGGTCTTGCACCATTTAACGCGTTTGCGTTCCACGTTGCGGCTTTTGAGCGGGGTCAATCCAGACGCCTTAAACATGGCGTCTTCGCGGCTTCCCTCAAACGCGGTGCGGTTGTCGGGGTACAGGTTAAGCTTGGCAGGCTCGTACTCGATGTAAAAGTACTCCGCAATGCGGACCACATCCTCGTTTAGCCAGTTGGACAGGTTTTCGTCACCCACGCCTTGCTGTTGGATGGATGAAACAGGCATGGCGTCGGGGAAAAGGCGCTCGTATTCAGAACGCGTAAGATCTTCTGTGATAAAACACCATTTGGCGTCAGATCCGCAGGGATCTTGAATGGTGGGGTCCATGTAGACACTAAAAGAGTTGCGAATGCGCCCGATGCGGATGTCCTGATCGAACGTGTCATCGCCGTTATATTCCGTGAGCAGCCGGATGTAACCCTCGCCATACGTTACCTGATTTTCGCAAGCAGTATCGTAAGCCACGTCCGCGTCCGACATATACTCAATATGGCGAACAATGCCATCGTAGATTTCAGCGACTTCCACGTCCGCCTTGTCATCAACAGGAATGACCTTGCCGCTTGGGCGATTCTGTCTCTGATCATTTGTTACCTGGCGCACATGCTGGGGCAGCTTGTTGATGGTCAGGCAAGGCCGGGCGTTGATCGTCTGCCCCTGCACCGACCCACGGGTAGCCAGCACGTCAGCAGGCCATTGCCACTGATTGTCGGGCGACCCGGCAAAAAACCGCAGGTCATCCAACTCGTCTTCGCGGCTTTCGGAGTAGGCGGCGATAGCCATCGTCAAGCGGCTACGCATCGTATCCATGACGGTGGCGGGGTCTTTCTTACGAGACCCGCCCCCGCTTGACACGCGGCCTGCCGCAGCTACCCCTGAATAGTCCATGTCACTTACCTTTTGACGGCTTCGCTGCTGCTCGCTTAACCGAATAGGCAATGGCAACCGCCTGTTTGGGCGGTTTGCCTGCCTTTACTTCTGCCGCCACGTTGGCTTTGAATGCCTTGGGCGACGCGGATTTTTTAAGTGGCATGTTACGACTGTCCGTGGATGACGGCAAAATTGACGATGACTGCCTCAGACAGCGAACCGCTGGTCAGGTTACGCAGCGTCAGCACCGCAGACCCAGTCGTCATGCTGGTCACGTAGGTCGTGTACGCAGCCGCTGTAGCGCCGCCGCTAATGTTCAAGATGACCACGTCGTTGGCGCTGATCAAGCTGTTGGTCAGCGTGAACGTCACAGCGGTGTTGCCCGCCAGCGCCGCATTGTTCATGGTAATGCGGCCAGCCGACTTGTTGAGCGTCACGCCCGTTCCCTTGTCGGTCGCCTGCGTCACGGTGCCCTGCGCGCCGGTAGCGTAGCCAAGTTGCTCGCTGACAAAGCATGTCGTGAACTCGGGGTCGGCGTAGGCAATGCCAGTGGATTGCGTATTGGGCATGGTTACGATCCCATCCATGAGGTTGTAATTCCGCCCGCAGAGTACCCCCTTCTAGGCCCACGGTCAACGTACTCCCGGTGCGCCACCGGGAACGCAAACGTGACAGCGATGGCGTCCGCCGCGTCGGGCGACGCCAGCCCCCGCGCCTTCATGTCCTTTTTGCTTTCCAAGAAGATCGTACCCTTGCTGTCCGGCTTCATCATGGGGCCGATCAGGTCGCTCTTGAGGTAACGGTCCTTGGGCAGGCTGGCCGTCTTGAGCCACGTCCGCAGCTCACCCCACATCTCCGCTCGTTTGTTGCCCCACATGAGCGGATTCTTGCTCTTGGACCCGAAGTTGACGCCCCTGATCTTGTACCGCTGCTCCTTGAGCCGGTCCACGACGCCCGCCCCCAGCCCGCCCTCGTCCACCACGACCAACGCGGGCTTGTACTCCTCGATGGCCTCGATCACGCGGCCCACGACTTCCATCGTGTCGTCGCCCCGGTACTTCTTGATAGCGATGATGTCCCGGCCCTGCCGCACGGCGATGACCGTCGAGTCCGCCCCGAACCGCGCCGGGTCCACGCCGATGACGATGGGTGCCGACTGATCCTTCCACTTGACCCGTGCCATGGCCTCGTCCACCAAGTGGCTGCCGATGAACTGATCGTCCGACGCGCTGGGAAACTGCCCGTAGACCTCGACGTAGGCTTGGTTGCTGTCCGCGCCGTACTCGTCGATGATCTGCTGGTACACCGCCTTGTCGGTCCCCTCGACCGACCTAGCGTCCACAATCTTGTTGCGCCAGAAATCCCGCTTGCCGTTGAAGCACTCGTAGAAGTACCCGCTGTTGCGCCGGGGGTTGCTGAACGCCATCCAAAACCTGTTGGGCGTGTTCTCCGTAAAGAACCCCGCCGCTACCGACCAAATGCTGTCCTCGATGCCGCTGGCCTCGTCAAACACCAGCATCACGCCCTGGAAGTTGTGCACCCCCGCGTAGGCGTCGGGATTCTCCGCGCTCCACAGCCGTCCCTCCGCGCCCCAGTAGCGCGTGCCCATCTTCAGATCCTTTTCCACGATCTCCGTCAGCCACTTGGCCGGGGCCACGCGGGTGGCGCTGATCTCGAACCAGTGGCTGTTCAGGCTCATGGACAGCCACTTGGTTATCTCAGCCCACGTCACCGACCTGAGCTGCGCCTCCGAGTTGGCCGACACGATGGTGGTGGACCCAATGCGCGTCGATAGCATCCAGATCACCAGCCAGGACACCAGCGCCGACTTGCCGATGCCGCGCCCCGAGCTGGTCGCCATCCGTAGCGTGTCGAAGTCAATCTTGCCGTTGTTCTGCGCTATGTGCTCCGCCAGTTCTGCCAGCACCTCGCGCTGCCAACGGCGCGGGCCAGCAAAGTCCTCAAGAGGCGTCCCCTTCTGCCCCCACGGGAACGCGTACAGGACGAACTTCAACGGATCGTTCTTCAGCGCGGGCGTCCACAACCGCGACATTAGCTCCATCTCGTCCTGAGCCGAATAGATTGGTGCTTGCACGGTCCATGTCCTCTAACTGTTCCACGACAGTAAACGCCCCCTCCAGCACCCGCTGCTGGGCCATCTCCAACGCGTGCTTGACCGATATGGTCTGGTCTATGTTGATGTCCACAGCCGTCTTGGCTGTCCACCCGTGCGCGTGTTTCAAGATTTCCAACGCCGCCTTGGCGTCGCCCGCCCGCGCCGCATCATGCAAGATGCCAGAGATTTCCATCTCGCCGTCAGCGCGCCCCTTCTGTTCCGCCATCTCCGTCAGCGGATCGAACTCGCAGAGCTGCCGGTATTCAGACGGGCGCATCCCAGCCGCCAACGCCAGCGTGTCGCCCTTCAGGCCATTACGCGCCGCCCAATAGATTGCGTCAAGCCGCGCCTCAGTTGCCTGAAGCTTGCGCGTGTCGTGTGGAAGCGTGTGCCATGTCATGTAAGAC